GACATAAATTTGTTGGCATATCTTCGGTTAAATAAAACCAACGATAAAGGCGTGCACTAATGCTGTTTTGATTTAATTTCATAATTTTATTTTGTTAATAGATAATATGTTAAGAATAATTGTGTGTAATGAAGAACCTGATCAAATCCAATAATCGTGAAGGCTCCAAAGTTTGGAATTGGACTTCCGTAGTATTGGTCTGCAAACTTTTTACTGACAATTTTACTTGTAAAGTAATCGGTGATTGTGTGGAAAACAAAAGTAATCACAGGAAATAACAACATCCATCCTGACCACCCCAAATCTTTGGCTGAGTATCCACCAAAATGATTCCCACATATTGCAAACACAAACATCACAAAATACCAAACCAATGAATATGTTATTGTATGTTTGAATAATGGTTCTAAACCTTTGCTTTTATTGTTTGCCCATTCTTCGGCTTGGAATATAAAATCGGCAACCCAATGGATAAAGATGATTGATAATACTACTATAAGTGACATTTTAAAATATATTTAATTGTTTAACAAATGAGTGAATTGTTTTGTGTCTTGAGAGCATATCAACAATTACCCCGTCCTGAATATCTTTTACACTATTAGTACAAAATATACCGTCAAGATATTGCACTAAAAAGTCAAATCCAGCACTGAATATACCGTGAGTAACTACGAGATAGATTTTGGCATTTGGTTTTTGGTTTTTAATAGTTGTGGCAAGTTCAATAAACGTACGACCACCATCACATATGTCGTCAACGATAACATACTTCATTTCATCACTATGATTTTCAATTGACGGAACTTCGGTTCTTAAAATCTTTCCGGTGTTCACGTCTCTAACTTTACTGGCCGTAATAATTTTATTTATTTTAAAAAAGGTTGCAACATCAAATACTTTTTTATAGGCTCCGGCATCTGGTGAAACTAAACAGATACGTTCCTGTGCATCGTTCTTGTTATCAATCTCTGGTAGTGCCATTCTTAATAATTGGAAATTTGAATACTTCACAAAATTATTAATACACGCTTCCAAAACATCACTGTGAGGATCCATAATTCTAACCTCATCAAAATTTTGTGAATTAATAATTGGTGCGATTACCGTCTTGATATAGTTAAGACCACCTTCCTGGAATTTTCTATCACTTCTTCCACCAATACAATATGGTATGTAAAGTTTAACAGACTTAACCCCAATTTCTTTTAATGCTTGGTTTGCACAGATTATAAGTTCAAGGTCTTGGAATGTGTTTAATCTTGATTTTATTATGATTGGTGTTTTTTGTTTTGCTAAACTATAATAGGTGTCATAATTATATTCAACAATCCTAATTGATTGTTGTCCGTCCGGAAATCGACTTATCTCATAACTACAAGATAATACATCATCCGGATTTACTAAATTTAATGTTTCTGCCATTTTATTTTTTTTTATTTATTTAAACTTTTATATTCTTCCAATAACTTGATTTCTTGTGCCCTAAAAAGTAATCTCAATACTCTGTGATCACAAAAAAAATTTTTACATCCAGTGACCGACATTTGATATTTAACTTTACCAAAAATTTCTTCGTCTCTAAATTTTTTGGTTACAGCTTTTTTTAATTGTTTTTTATATTTACGTGGTGTTCGTTTATATGAATCATCAAAAAATCTTGGTGGATTTGGGTCTTTACTCATAAATCGTTTGTGTTTCTTACAATACCATTTACCTTTGTAATCTTGACTGTGTGCCGTTGGTATTTTACATTTACAACATTTTGTCAATGGTTCAAATACGGTTGAAGAATACGAACAATGTTTACAATACGCATACCCATCAGTTCGATCTCTACGTTCCATTTCGTGATCACAAGTCATAACTTTTTGGTATTTTTCCCAACATTGATTTTCAGCTTCCTCAATGGTACTACCTTCTCCTCTTAAAAAACAACTGGGATTCTTTGGGAAAGCTTCAAAGAATGCTGTTGTGTAACTATTTTCTGGTGATTTGGAATTAAGTACGATACCACTATCACCACATTGTACAAAAATCTCATCTAACCAGGGTTGTTTACAAATATAGGGATTGTTAGAGGAATTTCTCGCTGTTTTCATTTCTTTTTTTTACAAAGGTAATCATTTTTTTTTAATATACCAAACAAAAACCCCAACTTTTTGTGTTGGGGTTCTATATTTTAGTGTTGCACTAAAATTATTATTTAATGTTCAAAAATGTTCCGGATCCACCAGCAACTGTTGTTGGTAAGACACCATTCCAACTTTGAGCTTTCAAATATTCAACATAAAGAGGTGTAATTTCTTTTTGTTTTAATTTCATTGCAAGAGCTAGGGCTTGTGCGTCAATTATAACTTTAGCAGAGTCTCCACGGGCGATCGCAATTTTTTCTTGGGCTTCAGCTTCGGCAACCAATTTTCTTTGCATTGCTGCTTGTGCTTCTTGGACTGCTTTTGTTTTAGATTCAATTGCGTTTTGTAGAGCCTTTGGTGGTGTAATGTTAGTTCTTAACTGTGATACCTCAAACCATTTAGATAATCTTTTATTACACTCGGCAACAATAGCAGCTTCAAATTCTTCTCGTTTATTAAAGATTGCGTCTACCTCCCACTTATTTGCCACGTCATTTACTGAAGAAACAATCGCATTCATTAACCATCCTTGTTCAATTTGTTTTATGTCTAAACGTAAGTTCTCAAACATATTACCAATTGCAGTTGGTTTAAGTGAATAGTTAAAACTTGGTTTGATTGTTGCTGCAAATCCACCTTTTGTAATTACAGTTTGATCTTTATACTCAATATGTTGTTGGTATGTTGGGAACTCTAACATCTGTTCTGTCCAGGTGTTATACATTACCCAACCTGTTTTGTATTCATAACTTGACACACCTCTTTTGTCTCCGGTCAAATTAACTTTGATTCCAACGTGTCCGGCATCAACTCTTTCAAGAGCGAATGGTTGTACACTAGAAATTATAATACCTAACACAAAAATACCAATTGGTTTTATAATCCACATTGTGTTAAACATCTGTTTACTGTCACCCCATCTGTCTGTTCCTGTTACATACATCTGGTTTCTTGTTGTAAATGCCACAAATCCGGCAATTACCAATCCTAAAATAAAAATTAAAGTACTAATCATTTTTTTCTTCTTTTTTAAATAATTTTATTGTTTCATTTGTTACATACATAAGGACTCCAACCAACCCAACGAAACATAACAGTTGGAGGAACCCATTAACTTCTCTGCTGACGATGTATTCGCCAAACATTGTTCCGATTGTGATAAAACCTAACCACATCAGAAACACTTTAAAAAACTTCATTTCATTTTTCATAATTTTAATTATTAATACTCAGTTTACTTCTTAATTTATCCAGAATACTGTTTAACTTTTCTTTGTATTCAGTACCGGTGTCTTCATAGTTGTTCAAAAGATCAACATTTTTAAAGAATTTGTCAATATCAATATTTTCTAATTTTGTTATTGTTGAATTAACTTCTTCTTTAATTTTTAATTTAGAACTATCTTCAAATGAATATGCCCTTATTTTTGTTATAATTTCAAAGACTTCAAACATTGACCATCCGTATGATAATAATTTTATATCTTGGTCAATATGCGTATCTAACTGATTGTACATATCAATTCCACCGGTAAGTGTATCATTTTTATTTGATGCTAAAAATGCAATCTTATTATAATTCTTATTTCTTTCTTTTTTTGAAATTAGGTAAAACAAATAACCCCGACTTGTATAACTTTTAAAATGAGTTCCATTTTGGTTTGTTGTACACCATCTGGTATCATACCCATACTTCATCGAACCTTTTAATGTTATTGGTCTTAAAAGTAAGTAATCATCATTTTCAATTAAAATATCAACGTGTTCTTCCCGGACAAATGTTTTTTCTTCTTTTACTTGTTTGGCAATTTGAATAACTGAATTTAATGTTGGTATTGATTCGTATTTATTATGATAAATGTCCTTATTTTCAATATATGGTAACAATTCATCAAATTCATTTACAAACTTAACAATTGCACTAGCTGTCCAACCAAAATATGGTGATTTATTTGCCCATATTTTAAACATATATTCCAAGTATTTTTTTGTTGGTGTTTTATCACCATTAAGAAATACATTAGCAGTTGTTTTATTAACTTTTGGATATTTTTCTCTTAATACATCAATTTTTGCCATATTTAATCATTTATAAAAACACAATTCTTAAATTCATATACTTGTCCGGATCTTGAAGAGATTACATCTAATTCAATGTTATATCCAATAATGTTTAATTTTTCGGCTTTAAAGTCTTCACCTTTTTTTGGTACTTTAAACTTTAATGGTTTATCAAATACAATCCCTTGTCTATATGATATTCTTTTAACAGTATCGGTCCAGGTTGATAATCCATACTTTCCATTATACCTAAACTTTCTACCAACAAATCTTGGAATATCAAAAATTTCATTACCAAAGGGTGGTGAAAATGGGTTTTTTTCTCCTGTCAGTTCTTCATAATACGGATTAAGTTCTCCGGTATATGGATCATGTGTTGGTATTTTATTTGCCAAATTTTCCATTAAATAAAGATTTCATTTGATTCATTAATTGGACTTGTCTTGTCTCTAATTCTTTAACTTTTTTCTTTTCTTGTTCATTAAGTTCAAAACTATTTGCTTTGATGTCAGCAATTTCGTTTTGAATTTTTCTATGTTCATTTAACATAGATTCATACATAATTCTTTTATCGCTCATTTTTTACAATTGCTTTTGTTAGTTGGTTTATCAGTCCTTGGACTTCTCCGAAATTATGGAACCGAATTTGTGGATCGGTATTAAAAACTTCAACATACCAATCACCACCCTTAATTTCTTCATTTGTTGGTGTGATAAAAGTTAACCCATCAACAATATCAAGAGCGTAATAATACGAATCATCTTCATCGTGTTCTTTAATTTCTTCACTTTTAAAACCTAAAAGTATTAATTCTCTTTCTGTCATATTACTTTGTTTCTATAATATTATAAACACCCTCAACCATACCATATGATGACTCTTCTTGGAATTGGTATGTTTCTGCAACATCATTAGAATCCATTGGTCTAGTTAAATACCAGACTTGAGTTTCTTTCCAGGTTACATTAACTAACTTACGACCTTTTGGTAGATTGATTGTCCCTTCACCACCCCAAGCTTTAACTCTTTCGTTTTCAGTACAAGATGTTATCATAACACCCATCATAATTGCTAAAAATACTTTTTTCATTTTAATAATTTTACTTTTTTAATTTCACCTTTTTTATTTGTTTTGTATATAATTCTGGCGGTATCAACAACTATCCTATAATCATCATCCATATCCAAACAAACCCAATCACAAGTTTCGTGATAATATAAATGGACATG